AAGTGCAGTTTCGCCGACTGGCACCGCTGTATCATCAAAAACAAGACGGATAAGCTGATAGCCGGTTGCAACAGATGACTTTATTGCAACGTCATTCATCTTGATGATTTTCGAGCTCAACAACTTATCACCAGGAGACCCAGGGAAAACTGTTGCTCCATCAGTTGAACGAGAATAAATACTGATTTTCAGGCTTTCAATGTTGTTAATTCCATCAGCCCACATTTCAATAAAATTAAATACTCGACCATCAGATAATGTGCCTGCCGCCCACGAACTCGTAGTGGCATTCGTCCAGTTACTGGTCCTCATCACAGACGAGAGAAACGTTTCTGAAGAGCGTAACTCCCTCGACAGAAATTGAGGTTTTGTTTCTGCGTCGCCAACAGCTTCCTGAGATGGTATTTTCCGCCCGGTAGCCTCCAGCGTGCCGGCGTTGTTGATGTACTCATCCGCCAGCGAACTCCCGTCTGCACTTCGCACGTAGGTTGCGGAGCCATCGGGGATATTCGCGATATCCGCCTGCGCCGCAGCCAGCGTCGCATACTGGCGGCTGAGAGGAATCAGATTCTGTCGTGTCTCCTCTGTAAGGGCTTCATTCTTCGCCATCATTCCACGCCAGGTATCCAGATCATCGCCAGCGCGATCCGGCTCAGTCAGCGCAGACCCATTGACCAGCTTATCCAGACGCTCAGCGTTATCAAGCAGCACAGCGGGAGACGTGCTCCCCAGCTCCGGGTTAAAGGCCATGTTTTTTGCTCCAAAAAATAGCGTTCGCGCAAACGAGGGTTTAAGCGAAAGAAAGTTAATGAGGGGAATTTGTGGTTTTAAGCGACGTTGCCGGGGTATGTGACGTCGTCGTACTGATAGAAAATTTCTTTATATTCCGGGGCGGTGATCTGGCAGTTCCCATCACCTACTGGCGCTATATCCTGAACTATCCCATGTCGGGCGCCCTTCTCACTGTCACAGAACAGCAACCGCGGTGGATCAATATCAGGGTCATCCATAATCCAGTCTTCCGGGTGAAGGTCGTCGCTGTAAGGTACTGTGAGGGTATAGTCGTCAACCCTCTGTGGTATGAGTAAACGTGAGGCCCCTGAATCCTGAAACTGTATCCAGCACCGCGGATTTGCATAGTTCCAGTCGAGAGGCTCGGTAACATGCAGTGTGATTTTCTGCGTGTTGTAGCTCATCGCATCAATTAAGCAACTGCGAGTTTTCCCGGTTGGGATATCGTCAGAAAGAATGATGTGATCGCCAAACTCATGACACCAGCCGAGCATCTCGGTCGTCGTCGTGTATGTCCGACGTTGATGCAGATATTTCATGAGACGGCGCATGCCAATGCGGTATGCCCTGTCTGCGCTCATCACCACATCGATTTTGTAGGATTCGACCTTGCGCGGATAAGGATTACCGGGCGCGCGACATTGCACGGTTTCCTCCGCCCAAGTTGTGGGGTTGATGTATTTCACGTCCACACCGTCGAAATCATCGTCAGTCAGCGCACGGAAAGCCGTCTGCATTTCTTCAACCGTATCCTGTGGCGTGATAATGCCGGACCAGTTTTTGATCCCCTCCCGACCAACAGATAGCATCCCATCCGAAAGCAGGAAATAGCCCATGCCGGCCTCAGCTATCTTGTCGAAAATATCTTTCGCCGACGTGCTGTCGAGGTATGCCTGATGATCGAAATACTCACCTCTCGGGGTCCAGTAGGTGGACTCCAGCATGTTGATGGTAGCCATGTCGATCTGATCGTCCCGATAGCCCAGACTATGAGCAAGATGATAAAACGCACCGCTGATAGTCCGGTCGCCGCCGCCGTCATAGTTCCGTGTTGCCACTACGCTGACGCGCTTGTCTGATTGGGCGGCCAGCTGTCCGCCGGTCTCAACCGTGATACCGATCGTAGAGATGCCTGCATAAGAGGTTGGGCGCGCCAGTAACCGCCCGGAGAGTGATTGCCAGAACATGGCATCACGGGCATTGTTCGAGCCCTGCTCGTTACGGCGGCGGCAGCGGACCTCTACCAGTCCCGGTGCGTCAAGATTAAATCTTTCAGTGAAGCCCAACCCGTTGACGTTCTGCAGAGCATAGACTCCCTGTTTGCTGGCCCAGCCGGAGCCAGAGCCATATACGCGGTACTGGATTTCCCATTCAACGTGACGAATGCGTTTACCGCCTTTGTTGTTGAAGCCGCATATCCCATTTGGAAACGAAAAATTCACCTCGAAAGCATCGATCACTTCGTTTTGAGGGCAGGCCAAAAATGGCCCCATCCACGTATTGTTGTCGTTAATACCCGATGCCGAAAAATCAACGACGGTGCGTGTCGCAAATCCAGGCCAGGTATTATCGACCGCTCCGTTAACAAAGCGCTGAACAGATGCAGTTGGACCATCAACCGATGAAATTCTGTATTCATTGCCGCGGTGGGCCAGAGCTATTCGCAGGGTCCCGTCTGGAAGACCGGAAAAGGATGTTCCCGACTCATACGCCAGTGTTACGCTGGCCGTAATCGCCGGCGTACCGCCGCTGGATGCCGTGCCGGCAGTAAATTCCGGCGAATCGCCAAAAACGGAAAACGGGAGCGGTGAAGCAGTGATGGAACCACCGCGCCACGGACTCGATAACTCAACGATACGCACCACTCCGCCGTCATCGTGGGCGATTAACCCTGACCCGGTCAGTCCTCCGTTAATCGCCGCGAGCAACCCCGACATAGTGCCGTAATCAGCCACCAGCGAAACGGTATACGTAGTCCCCTGCCAGGTCACGGTAAACGTCTGCCCGACAGTTGAAAAATCATAAGTGGTCGGCGCCGCATTCCCGCGCAACACCGCGGCAGTTCCACCAACGCCCGGCACGGCATTCTGATGCGGCGTAAACGATGCAATCTGCAGGTCATAATCAACACCGCTGAAGTTCAGCGTCACGGGCATACCGACATACGGGGCACACTCAGCCAGCATGTCGCTGGCCAGCACGTTCGCGCCGGCAACGGTCGATACCTGAATATTGAGCGGAGCCAGCAATGTAACAATTGCCCCTTCAACCCAGGATGGAGGCAACTTGTTTGCATCATTGTTACTGTCGTTATCGTCATCAACGTCAAGGCCGATAAACGAAACAGAGCTACCGGATACTGTCATTGAGTCAGCGATAATATCGCTGGTTTCTGGTGCCGTCTGGGCCATATCCAACCCAGATCCGCTCGATGTACCGCCCACTTCAGTAGAATTAAACCAGCATTCACTACGATGATCGCCAGCAACGTTTTCGCCAGGTCCGTACCCTGTGAAACTAAAACCATCACCCAGCGTAAGCGCCGGGGTTTCACCCACCCGAAAATCACCACCAGCATAAGAAAACCGGCCATAGCCCAGGCAAACAAACATTTCCACGCGCATTATGGTCGGGTCGTTCGGGTCAAAGCGGGTCATGGGTTGTACCAGATAATCCGCATAAATCCTGTTGCGACCGAACGCCTCTCTGATTGGATCGCCAAGCTTGGCCGTATTCGCTTTTGCCGGGTTCAGGTCAAGTGAGGTGCCATTGTTAGATGAAAACCCGCCCAGCTCGGGTTTTGGAGCGAAAAACAGCGCATAGGCTGTCGATGCTATCGAGACAGCGATCGATACCCACACCGCGATTTCCAGCCCGGTACCGTACGGGACAGGGTATATCCTGACGTCACTGTCTGGCTGCAGGTAACATAATGGCCATTCATTCGGCGGTACAATCTGACCGCTGAGCTCTACAGTGATCGGGTGCATTTTTTCCAGCGAATAACTCGGGACGTTTTTCGACATCCATTCGTGCAAAGTCAGGGGGCCGTGTTCGTGCCGCTCCAGCGGCTCCCCCGGAAGTCGGGAGGGGAAAATCCTGATTGTCATTGCCAGAACTCCACGCGGTTAAATCGTCGAACGAAGCGCGCCAGCGGCAAAAAAGTGACGTGCGTTCCCGGGTTGCATTCCGCGACCTGCAGCTGGTTATCCAACTGCACTACAATCCCCACGTGTGTGACAGTAGATCCCGAATAGCAGGCCACACCGGCGCCTAAGCATGGTTCGCATCGCGTGAGCGATTTCATGAATTTCCTGGCTTCTCGGTCGAGGCCTCCGCCGTCTTTAGTCACACCGGAGAAATCAGGCCACAATGGCAGGTCGAGATCTTTACGAATTTCATTAATGATTCCGAAACAGTCGAGTTGCGGGTATACGCGACCGCCTTTCAGCCAGGTGACTGAACGGTATTTTTCAGGGCTAAACATAGGGGAAACCTCAAATCAGTAGCGTAAGCCAGGATGCTCGGCGAGGTTGTATCGGTTACGCGGCCACGCCGTTTTAAGGATGTTCATATACCCCGCAGTGACCTGAACGGATGTTTGTGTCCAGGAGCCGGACTTTACATCAAGGGTATAAGGCGCAGCGGCAGGGGCTGATAAATCGGTTGAGATATACCGGCGAAATGTCAACGTTGCTGACTTCATTTCATCGAGCAGATTATCGATGACGCCAGATACTTCACCATCGATATTGCTGATCGCAAATTTTAAATCCTGCGTTCCATCGGCATTGCGGGCGGGTAACGCGATGTCAATCGCACATCCCTCAAACGTCGCCGTTTGACCATTTTCGAGCGTAACGGAAACATTATCCCAGCCGCTGGTCAGCCAGTAATTTTGATCGCCGGCTGCAATTTGCAGCGTATCGTGAATGACTTCCGATCCGCTGCTGGCATAGAGTCTTTCGAGTATGGTCATGCTTTCGGCCACTCTTTGTTCAGTGCGATATCCAGCAGTGATTGTGCAGCCAGCCATTCCGGGTAATTCCCCCAGCCCACCGGCGGCAATGGTCGTTCCCAAAGCTCCAGGGTTGCACTGTATTGCCAGTATTTTGGAGAGACGAGCGTCGGTCCTTCGTAGATATCAACAAACCTGGCTTTGTAAGGTTTAACTCCAATTGGAGTCTGCAGCCTTATGTAAAACCAGGACTGTCCATCTTTCAGCGCATCCCGGAAAAACGCCTCAAACACCTGCGCCAACGCGTCAGTCTGGAAAATCCATTTAACTGAGGCCTGGGTCGGTGTTGAGGTGTAAAGACGCCGCTGGCGTGCGCGGCCAGACGTCATTTCCGTGCGTTTAAGTGGCGATATCGGTTTAAACCCGTAACCGTCCATGAGAGGCATGGGCAGGTAATCGTCCGGGTAGATAATATCTGCCATGAATATTCCCTCCGGGCAGGTAATCAGGTGGGCTTTTTGGCTTGCAGATTCGAGTAAATCGCGCGCCCAAACTTCTTCTGCGGATTATTAATTTCAGCGGTAAGTTCATTAACAAGCTGATTTTTCAGTGCTACATTCCTGCGTTCCACAGCCAGCATCGTTGCGTCGTCCGGTTGCCCGGTAAAGGTGCTTCTTGCGTCAACGCTGACGGCGATCCGAGGTTGAGCCTCGATCTGCCTGGCAGCATCCTGAACCGCCGGTGACTGACGACCTACTGCGCGAACCCCAAGCGAACCGTCCGCGCCACGAGTAAGTGGCATGATGGCTTCTGGTCCCGCCTCACCGAATACGCCAGCCCCTTTTGCAAACGCAAAATACTGCGGAGTGCTGTATACGCCGCCGCTGTATGCAGAAAGCGACGGAGAATCGTAGACGCCGCCCAGAGCGTTAAACGAGAAATTTGCGCCAGCACTCTGGATAGCGGTTCCACTGCTTGCCGAACCTGCGCTTCCCAAAATGCTACTAAACATGCTTCCATAACCCCCGCCAACCATCGACAGAATGGCTTTCGTAATCAAAGCCTGCGTGGCTACCTGGATCAGCGTCTTAATAATGGTTTCACCCATAGACGTGAAAACGTTCGAAATGCCTTCCTTGAATGACACTGCCCCAGTAAGAACGTCGGTCATATTGTTGGAAATAGAGTTAGTGGCGTTATTGAGAATTTCGCTCGTCGCTGATGCCGCCATTGAACTGAGATCAGCAGCCTGATCCACATAATTCATCAGTGAATCACTGATGCCTGCTCTCCAGTCCGACTGCTGCTCATCAACTTTTTTGTAGTAGTCCTCCTGTATTGTCAGCCTTTCATCAAGCGCTGTTTTCAGGGCTTCCGTTTGCTGCTTATAGAGGTCTTCAGAAATCTGACCTTTGCTGAAATCCCGCTGCAGGTCCCGCTGCTGTTTGAGAAAATCAGTACGAATATCCGCCATTTCCTTCATGCGGTCGCGAGCCTTACCCCCCATCCCGGCACCAAGAAAATCAATATTCCCCCTGTCGCGTGCAGCAGCATTGCTATCAGCCAACCCCTCGCGGAACGTTTTTAACTGTTCAGCAATGTTTTTCTGATCGATAAGCGCAGCATTATGCAGAAGGGTTTCTTTTTTGGCTTTATCGAGTGAAGCCAGCTCACCCTGAACAACCTGATATTTTACTTTGGCTAGCTCGTTATTTTGCCCGCCAAGAGCGATTTGCTCACGTTGCTGTTTTATCAGTCTGGAATAAGTATCCTCAGTTTTCTCTGCATCAGACTTACCGCGCGGCTTTTTATGGGACTCGTTGAGATTAAAATCTGTAGCTGCATTACCCTGAATAGCAGCAATTTGCGCGTCCTGCCCTGGAAGAACATTACCTTTATTATCTGTTCGGACAGCACCTTGCTTGATAGCATCCTGAAGGGCCTTCAGTTTTGCACGTTCAACCCCTTCTTTTTGAGAAAGAGCTATGCTCTCCTTCTGTTGTTTTATGAAATTGTCATAAGCTGTGTTAGTTTGAGCGGCAGCGGGCTGTCCATTTCCTGAACGTTTCTTCAATTCATCCATGAATTGAATCGTAACTGATAATGAAGTTGCCATTGCTTCATTAACATTCAGTGCGCCAATTATCGAATTTTTGATTTTATCAAAAGCTATTGCTGACGCCTGAACTTTAGAAGCCAATTCTGCTTGTAATTTATTCTGCGCATCGACAGCATTGTTTAGCTGAGATGTAGTATCAGCAATATCTCGGGATATTTTATTATATTCACTCTGATATTTAGCGGCGTTCTGCAAGTGACCATTGTTTTCAACGTTCTGAACTCCCATTTGACGCGCCAATGTAGTGTATTCCTGAACTTTCGCGGCTGCTTCTGCCTGCGCGTCTCTCAGGTCCTCCAACTTATCCTTAAGCGCATCAATAGAATCACCGGAATCAGCTACTGAACCTCGAAGCTGTATTGCGCTCATCGTTTTTGATTTTTCCACCACTTCATCAAGGGTGGAGGCGTACTGTATAGCCGACTGTCGAGCCTGCTCCTGATTCTGATACCACGTATACCATGCACCGGCACCCAGCATCAGAATACCCGGAATACCACCAAAGAGGGAGGATACGCCGGCCCATGCGGTTCTCGTTACAGAGGTGAGCGCATTAAGCCGTTGATTGGCTATTGACAGCTCATTGACCGTGGCGGTTTCCGCTTTATTCGCTTTGACCATCTCCATTGAGTTTCTGGCAAGCAGCGTCCTGATTGATGCGCGTTGTTTTTCAGTCTGCGCCAGTTCCAACTGAGCGACCAATGACCGCTGATTTGACAGTAGCAGCGATTTTTCCGTTTCAATCTGAACAAGTGAGGCGTTTGCTCCTTCAATTTTAGCCGCAGTGCTGGAAATTTCAGCCCCTCTGGCCCTAATCAGCTCTTCGGTGTGTGATTTCAGTTGAAGCGTCCAGTTTCCCAGAAACCGGGTCACACCTACGGCTGTTAACGCACCGGCGGCCATTGCTACCGTATCAATGTTCTCAGCCAGAGAGTCAAGTCCACCAGCAAGCGCAGCGGAAGCACCATAAGCATCGTTTGCACCACCAACCCAAGCTAGAAAAGCATTTTCAACCTTTTGGGTTGAGCCTGAAACCGTTTTTGGCATTGAATCAAATTCAGCCTGCATCACCCGTAACTGAGCGGTAATAGCTGGAACCACTTTATCTATTGTCAGCAGTCCGTTATCTGCCATCGCCTTGAGGTCTTTGCGGGCAACACCCATACCTGCCGCTAATGCACGGATGATCCGATCGCCGTTTTCGTTAACAGAGTTGAACTCCTCCCCGCGTAATACCCCCTGAGCCAACGCCTGGCTGAACTGCGTGATAACCGAACTGGCCTCTGACGTGCTGGCCCCGGATAATTTAAGGCCGGTACTGATAGCCTCGGTGACTTTCAGTACATCGCCAGAGGAATAACCGAACTCACGCATGGATGCAGCCGATCGAGCAAATAAACCTGCGTTATCACTGAACGCTGTCCCTGTTTTCTGGCTGATATCCATAAGTAATCGTTGGGAATTGGAGAAATCATCGGTTGATGTTGACGCCTGTTTTAAACGTGCATTCACAGAACTCCACTCATCAGCAAGGGCGATAAGGTGCCCAGTTGCAAAAACTCCGGCAAACGCACCAGCTATACCCATAGCTGCGCTTTTAGTTTCTGACAATTGTGCAGATACTTCTGCAAGCGCCTGTCTTGTTTCACGTGCAGATACAGCAGCCTGCCGCCCTCCTCTCTGCATTGTTTTATAGTAATCCGACCCCATACGAGAGGCGCGCGCGATCTCTGTCTGGAAGGATTGGGAGTTAGCAGAAACTTTAATAATTAATTCACGCAGGGTTGCCATTTCCAAACCTCATAAAAAAACCCCGCAATGCGAGGTTTTCGTTTAAGTTATTTTCATGAGCATGTTTTCATATAGTAACTTATTTCACCAGGAGATGGATCGTTGTATATATTTTTTACTGAGACCGAATATTCTACGCCTTTTGAGAAAAAGCCTTTTGACTTCATTGATATATTAATCAGAAATGGTTTGTATCCTGTGTAGGCACCATATCCATTTTTTGCGTTATACTCTCCGCATACAGTTCCTTTTACATAATCATTATTATCATTACTTTTAATGTATTTGATATTCCTAAATCTTACGCTTTCCGGATCTTTCATTTCTGATGAAATTTCATTTTTAGCTATTTCCGTAGCTTTTTCTTCACCAGGCTTACATCCCGAAAGCACAATAATGGATAACGCCATAACAATTAATTTTTTCATGCCACGCCCCATCGGTAGAAAGTACTCAAATCCTACCATTGGTTAAGTGAGACTTCAGCTATCATTGTTTGTTCAAGCTGATGCAGCAAGCAATGCCGCCTCTAATCCGGCAAATGGATCGCTGTTGTCGCTTGCCTCGTCCTCTTCTGTGCTCCACTGAAGCTGCGCGTCTTCAATGGTGACTTTACCGCCCTGCGCCCCATACATCGCTGAAACCAGTTGCGCATTGAGGATATCGCCACGAATATCACCGATCGGGCAGATACGGTCGTATTCAGCCCACATTCTGAACTCTCCCACCGTCATGGTCTGCCGCAGTTCGCCCAGCGTGCGGCCCATCCGGAGCGCCAACGCCATCAGAAACTGCATGCCAGGCATTTTTACTTTGCTTTAGCATCATCCGCGTCACGAATGAGATCGAGTGCCTGCTTCAACAGCCGGGAATGTACAGGCCCATAGATCGCTTCAACCTGTTCGGTGTCATCGACGGTGAAAACATATTGCAGGTTGGTATCCAGAAGAATATCAATGAAAAGAGTGACATCTGCCCGCATCGTGCGGAAGGCTCGTTCTGAAGGTGTCAACTCTGGCACCTCCGGCGCTTCCTGCCCTTCCGTTGGTTTTGGTTGTTCCGGGCTGGCGATCCCCTGCCAGCGAATCCAGGCTTCAGCCGATGGTTCACGAATGATAACTTCGGCATTATCCCACTCTGGAACGGTTACTGATTTTTTACGAAAACCCGCCATTGGGGCCAATGCCAGCGCTTTAAGATTTTGTTTTGACATTAAGTTTATCGCCGGTTCCCCGGCGCTCCATTAACTAATGGTGACAGTGTGGTCAGCAGAGGTGATAACGGTGCCATCAGCATCGGTAACCACGCAGGAATAAACACCCGCGTCACCTGCTACTGCGCTGGCCTTATTAAACGTTGCGCTGGTCTGCCCGCTGACTGTAGAAGAGCCATTTTTCCAGGCGTAGGTATAAGGTTCCATGCCGCCCTGTACGACCACGCCCATTGTCAGGGCGCTTCCTGCCGCGACCGTTTGGGACGCTGGAAGATCTGTAGCAAAAGACAGGACACCAGGAGCATTAATATTGGTTGGCTTGCCTTTCAAACGCAGCGAGAACGTTGCGGCTACCACACCATTGGTTTGAGAATCCCAGGTATGCTGACGTACCTCAGCGCGCATCAGGAACCCGTTACCAGACGGGAAAATAACCTTAAATCCATAAACGCCGTCGTTTTCGTATGCCTCACGAAGCGCATCCTGCGCCGGGTTGCGGTAGAAGTTACCTGAGAGTGACATTTCCGATGGAGCAGGAAGGCCGTTGATGTTTTCCGTTTCATCCGAACACAGCACTGTCACGTCAATATCGTTTTTCTGACCCGCGGTAAAGCTGGCCTGTTTGATAGTACAACTCAGGTTTAACCAGGTTGCCGTATCCATCTCTGCCGCAGTGACCGGCACAGAGGTAATCATGACTACCGTTTTTTGGGCACGTTCAAATTGTGCTGACATCGCAAAACCGCCAGCGGCGGTCGGATTGGATTGGTTCCAGTCAGGCAATGACCGTTATTTCAAGCGTTGCCCGATGCAGGTGAGTTGTGGTGTCGTAGCCGGGGATTTTTGTCACCTCGGTAGGAGAAAGCACTTCCAGCCGGGAAAGGGCCTCAAGCCGCAACGCCCTGGCCTCATCGTTCGTTTTGGCCCACACATCTACCTGAATGTGGAGCGTCGATTCGGCCTGTCCACAGAACATATCCCCGGCAACATCAGTCGGTATCGAGAAAATGATGTAAGGAGCGGCCACCGCGGGTAAATCGTCGCTGCCAAGCGGTACCACATACGGATAAACCCGCCCGTCTGCCAGCGGAGCAAGCAAAGCGTAGATATCATCCTCTGTCATTTCGCCAGCACCTCATCAATCGCCTTGTTCATTCGGTTCATTGCTGCCTGTGCGGCTTCTTCCTGCCGGGTATCAAACGCAGGACGCACAAAGGGATGTGCCGGGGCCGTAGATGTTCCCAGCTCCACGAAGCGCCAGTAGAAAGCATTCCGCTTGTTGCTGGCCTTCATGGTGTTGTCGCTGTTCCCTGTTTGTGGATTAACACCGCGAATATGCACACCTGATGCGATTTCACCGCGACGGCGGCTTTTCTGAGTGACGACAACAACATTTTTCTTCAGCTTGCCGGTTTGCTCGGGAGCACGATCAATCACTTCCTGTCGGAGCACTTCAGCCCCGGCGCGGGTCGAATCCCGGAGGACTTTATTGTTTTCAGCTTTGCTGAGGGTTTGCAGGTCTCGGGCGATATCTTGCAAACCGGAAAAATCCAGATTCACATCAATCATTTTTCGGTCCCCTGTTTGCAGAGAATTTCCAGTCGGGTACCTTTGATATCAGGAACCGGAGGACCGGTAACGTTCAAGATGGCGTCTTTGAATGGACCTGCCAGCACCTTCAATCTTGACCTGGCGGTGATCTCATGATGGTAGCGGGTCCATACACGAATTGTTGCATCGGCCTGTTCTGCACCAGCAGACAGCAGTTCCCGCCCACTGATGCCTTTCACCTCTGCTGAAATGGTTTTTCCCTCAAGCCATTGCTCAACCGGCTGTCCAGAAGGAGTTCGCGTGGTAGAAAAGTTCATAATTACTACGCGGTGCACAAAACGACCTGGCTCCATTATCCCCCCTCGACTTCATCAATTTCGCCTCTCCAGTTTCTTACCTGAAATAACAGATCATGGGCCCTCTGGTTGGCATAAAGTTGAGTCTCTGTCTGCGCTCCGCGATGTTCAAAGGCATCACAGAAAAATAAGAGCATGGCGCTGACAACCTGCGAAGGGAGATCGTCGGGCTGTTTCCAGCGTGGTTCGTCGCAATATGTCAGGCAGTAATCCAGCGCACCCTGAGCGTAACGGGCAATAAGCGCATCGCGGTCATCTGAGTCAAACTCAATGTGCTGGCGCAATTCTTCAATTGAAACCACATCCAGAGCATTAATCGTCATGCGTTAAAGGGCGGTTTCCCGCCCTCCTCCATTAACCACCAGCAGGTTCTGTCGCAAAGGTACCTTTAATAAGCGCAGACGGGCGATAATGCGCCAGCGCCAGACGCTCTTCACATAGGATAGTGAGCATGTTTTTCACGAAGTTGTCGCGGTCTTCACGGCTCACCTCAATGGTGGCATCCATTCGATCCCAGACCTGAGAGGCCATATCAAAACCACCGACGGTGAAGGTTCCCTGTGTCTGAGCGCGTGTAGGAACGACCGGAAGCCCCCACATGATGTTGCTGGTAAACGCCTGAGGTCCGCCAAAGAGATATCGCCCTTCGTTATCTTTCAATAAGGCAATATTGTGCCAGTCACGGGGGTTGAGGATGATGCCAGAGGCGCTGAATTCGGATTCAGTTACCTGGAAAATGGCGTGAGCGATGATGTCAGCACGCGTATCACCTGTAACGTTCAGAGCCGTATCATACGCCGTTGCAACATGGTTGATACCCTCCAGGTCATCACCGCTGCCATCACCGTTTAACAACTGGCGCTCTTCTTCCAGAGCCAGACCATACAGCAGGCGGTTGTTAACATAAGATTCAAGCATCGGCGCATCATCCATCACCTGACGGGAAGCCTGAATCCAGTGAGCAATGGTTTTAACGTTGGCAGTCTGCTTGGTGAATGTGATGTCGGATTCTGGCTTGAGCGCTTTTTCCGCCACGCTTGCAGCATTGTTGGTAAAAACGTTTTCACGGACATATTCCAGTGAATTACTGGAGATACGCCCCTGAGCCAGCAGATCACGGATGGTCAGGCGACGTAAGCCAGGCATAATGATGCCAGGAACCTGCATCGGCTGAATGAGAGACCCGGCAGATGCAGCGCCACTTCCCAGTGATTTATTAAAGGTGCTCGCTTCAAAGTTACCTTTACTGCCATTCCAGGACTTAACCAGCTCTTCTGCTGCACGTTCTGAGAAGGATTTCTTTTCACCCGGATTTTCAGGACCGGAAGAAAGCCGCTGTTCGAGATCAAAGAGACGCTGACCGGTTTTGGTCATCTCCTCATTAACCTTCGTTATATCATCCTGCAATTGTTTGGAGATCGTGCCATTCTGCTCGATCTGTTTTTTTTGTTCGTCGAAAAGCCCTTGCAGCTTAGTTTGTGATTCTTCCAGGGCTTTCTGAATTTGAGCGAGTTCGGACATATTAATTTCCTAATGTCTGATGAAAATTAGAGATGCTCTTAAGCAGAGCGCTGATATCTTTGTTTTCGTCGCATTCGGACTCGCTCCGAACCGCTGACTTAAACCGGGCGATAAGCCCTACTGCCTGTGACTTGCTGAGACCGACTGAATCCCTCAGCCAGGCTTCAACATCACGAATGGTTTCAATACCGTCGATACTTTTCATAGAATCCACACCCGCCAGCTCGTTCGCCGGAAATGTGCAGACGCTGATTTCTTTTAGCCATGAAATGTTTTTGAAGATGCGACCACCATTAGCTGGCGAAATGCTGTAGTCGTCTTTTGTTACCGCAAAACCAACCGACATTCCCTCGACCGTACCGTGAAGCATGGCTGCTTTAAGATCACTGGCCGCGCTATTTCCGGGGGTCAGCTGTCCACGAACATAAAGACCTTTACTGTCTTCTTCGAGGGCATCCCATTTACCAACCGGAATTTCCCATTGCCGATGATTAAAAAACATCGCAACTTTGCGCGTCTGTTTTTCAAGCGTGTTTTTGTAGGCTCCTGAAAGAATAATATCGCCGTCTGAATCTGTATTACCGAATACAGAGGCATATCCCTCAAAAATTCCCTGCTTACCATCTCCGGCGAATTTAATTTCTGTTTCATCGAAAGAAAGCGTTTTGATGATGTCAGGCATCATGGCCCCCATAAAAATTAAGCCCCGTCATTGCGGGGCTGTGTGTTATTACCTAGATCTGTAATGGGCACATATTGCGCCTGGCGCATGGCGACATCACCGCCAGGTACCGGAGGGTAGTTATCCAGTCTCCGCATTTCGTTTATTGTCCGTAATCCTGCCTCGCCCATAGCTTTCATGAAGGCCGCACGTGATGCAGAATCACCTCTCAACAATCCGTCCAGGTTGTGCTCTGCGTGATATACGCCGACTTGATCCGGTTTCAATAACCAGCGTTGGATTCCGTTTTCCCAACGGGATATGTATGGCTGCAGTGTGTACTGAAGGAATCCCAGATTCTGTTGCTCAATCCCGGTCCCCCAACTGGTACTTTTCTCTACATCGCCTACCAGATGGGGAGGAACGCCAAAGAATCGCGCAAGTTCGCTAACCTGAAATTTACGGGAAGCCATTGTCTCTGCATCCTGAGGGCTGACGCCGATATCATGAGCCTGAAAATTAGCCTCAAGTATCCAGAGGCGTTTCTTCACCGGACCACCAGCGATTTCTTTAAAATTGTCCTCCAGCTGAGTACGTTGCTCTTTTGTCAGAACCCGATCCCCAGTGGTTAATATTTTGGGAGACTTTGCGCCATTAGCATAAAACTCTCGCTGCTGATCCTCCATCGCCACGGCAACCCCGGCTGATTTGCAGGCGTGAGCTATTGGAGACAGGCCTACCAGGCCACTAAATCCGAAGCCTTTAAGGTGAAAAATGTCCTTTTGATTGAAATTCGCATACTCAGCATCACGCCGATAGCGATAGATAATCTTCTTTCCTTCGAGCCTGACATCCATATTTGCCGACATCAGAGGAAGCAGGCTTATGACATCTCCCACAGAATTACGCTCTATCAAGGCGTAGGCATTTCCATAAAAGCAAAGCTGCATTGTCATGGCCTCACGAAACTCCTGCGCGGTCATGTACTGATTTGGAGAGTACCGGAGCAGACGTGAAAGCGGTGTATTCAGGCCAACTTTCTTCCGGTTATCATTCTTATCGGTTTCGAAAACATCCAATGGCAAACAGGCGGTCAGGGTGGAAATAAGGGAGACGCAGCGCCAGACCGTCGATATCTGCAGAATGCGCTCATCGGTTATCTGGGAGTCGCCCAGCACGCCGCTGGCAGATACAGGGCCAGTTTGCGACCCCTGCTCTGGCGTTACCAGCCGACCACCAACGAACCAAGATGCTACTCTGGCCCACAAGCCATTATTGGTTCGTAGATCAATGCTGTATTTTGTATCGTCCATCACATGCTCAACGGTTGTGAGAAGAAGTCGTCAATATCACCATCATCAGTGACATCACCTTCGGAAGCGCCTATTGCCATTGCAGAAGCCACCACGCCATCAATTCGGCCCGTACTCTTTTTCTTGGCAAATATGCGGTTTTCCTTCTGGTCTGCTTCGGTAACAGCGGAAGCTGCATTCCATCGAAGGCAGGGATTGGTTTTAATAATGATTTCGCCGTCATCCAGGTGTTGCTCGAATAACTCAATAGAATGAGGCATCCACAACCCAGATTCCTGCGCTTTGTAGTAGCCCTGGCCGTGAGGGATCAGAGGGACAGATACGTTAGCCTCCTCCAGCTCCGGCTCAAGATATTTAATTCGGTACTGGTCGAAAGCGATCGCCTTGATATAGAACATCTGGGAAAGGTCTGATATTCGCTCAGCAACGAAACCATATTTAACCGCTTTACCTGGCGTGGTGTGAATAAATCCGTCACGCTCCCAGGCATCATAAGGTACCCGGTCCGTTTTAGCCCTTTCCAGCAGAGTATCTTTCGGCGTCCAGAACTCTACGAGCAGGCGGCGCTTTTTCGGGAAAAACAGCGCCAGCGCCGTAAGGTCGCGTGAGCCTGAAAGATCAAGACCTCCATAGCACTCCTCGCCCTGTAACTCCTGCAGGTCAAAGTCCTCTTCACACCCCATCCACACATCGCTGCTCATCCAGGGGTTATCGGCATCCACCCACTGACAGAAGTTTAACCGCCGAACAATACTTTCCTTCGACGGCATCCCCCGAGCCTGAGTAACCTGCTCACGCAGGTAACGATCGGTAAAAGTGTGACCAAGTGAGGGGTTTGCTTTTTTCCAGCAGGACTCATCCTTGAAAGGGTCTTCTCCTTCATCCAGGGAGCAAATGAAAGAAAAGAAACTATCATCCTCAATCGAGCCTTCGGCAACCTTCCGCCCATACTCGTGATAGTCGTAGCAGACACTGGTTTTGTCGTGTCCGCTGTTAGTGATCATGAAAATCAACGCCTGGCGACGACCTTTCGTCCCGGCACGCATCATTTCCACAACCTGGTTACTTTTGTGCTCGTGAATTTCGTCAATCAGGGCACAGTGTGGGCGTGGCCCTGACTGCCCATCATCCGAACTGATAGGCCGGAAAAATGAGCCGGCCTGAAGAAATGCAAGGTTCCACTCTTTACCTGCGCCGCCTGATTTATTTATTCGTTGTGCTAACGCAGGGGACTGATCCACCATCGCGACAGCATCACGAAAAAGGATCATAGCCTGGTCTTTTTTCGTCGCCGCTGCGTAGACTTCCGCGCGAGGTTCTTTGTCGGCAACCAGACAGTAAAGAGCAATACCCGCAGCAAGTGGAGATTTGCCAGAGCCTTTTCCTGACTCGACGTAAGCCATGCGGTACCGCCGATAGTCGTCTGAGTTTTTCCAGCCGAATATCGAACCCACGATAAAGCACTGCCACGGCAGCAGGTTGAAGGGCTTACCTTCATGCTCACCGCCGTTGAGCTTCAGTACTTTGGAAAAAAAGTCGATGGCACGTTGCGCCGCTGCAACATCCCATACCAAACCGCGAGCATGGCAGGATTCCAAATCTTTGAGATGTCGTTTACAGGAGTTTCTGATATCAGGCCCGGCGATTTCTTTGCCGGAGTCTACATCCCGCGCATATTGCGTGGCGGGATCAACCGAAGAACTGGTTGAGCGGGTCTTCTTCTTTTTCTCCACCATCTACTTTTACCTTCGTCCTGGCTGCAGGTGTAAGACCAAATTCAACCAGATAACTTATGAAACGGCGATCAGCGTCGGCCAGCATGGCCACAGCCGGATTTGCCTTAATCAAAAAGCCTCCATCGGTCTGCACCGTATATGTTCGGCCCTCATCGGCAATAGTGAGACGCAGCTGCAAAATGTCGGCATAAATATCGCAAAGACGCTCCAGCGCCAGCGTATCTGCAACGGTCAGAATCCCCATTCCGTCGAGTAGCATGGTGAGTTTTCCCCAGGCTACTTTTCCCCAGTCGGTGAGATGCGCCGGAGGGCTGGGTATTTCTCGTGCGGGCGTAGGTTCTTTATCGTTGAGTTTTCGTTTTCCCGGATTACCGGTTACCACTTTGAGATGGGTCGGTTTCGGGCGTCTTCCTGCCATCGGAACCTCCCAGAAAAAACTTTTCATTTCGCGGTTGTGTGCAAAAAGGATGGGCGGCGGTCATTTAGGGTCAGAGTTCTGAACTTTTGACCCGCCCCCCCCTATGGACTTGACGTCATCTGAACCAGTGAGAGTTTGGATCAAGCGGAATACCGTTTTCATCGCAGCCGATAACGGTGCCACGCTTCTCCATTCGTTGCTTTGTTGAGTCATGGTGCTGCTTACACAGCCCTTGCCAGTTCTTCCGGCTCCAGAAAAGCTTTTGCGCTTTTGCTATTGCCTGGCTGTCACCAGAGCGCAGAGCCTCCTTCAGTTTGTGCGGGATGATGTGGTCAACCACCGTTGCCGCTGTCACCCTGCCTTGCTCCTGGCACATGACGCACAAGGGGTGCGTACGGAGGAAAATAAGACGCTCACGGTCCCACTTGCTGCCGTAGATGCGGGGCTCTTTGTTCATGTGATATCAGTCCAGGTAGCATAAAAAACCCGCCGAAGCGGGTTGAATCATTCTTTCTTACGATAGCCAGGTAAACTCTCAGCTCTCTTTCTCATCTTGTACTCAGTCTCGGACCAGAACTCGCTAGGGTCATTATTAAATCCGCAATTCTCGCAGATATAATCACCGGTCCAGCCACCTCTTTGCTTATCCTTTACTACATCATTTGAGCCACACTCAGGGCAATATTTCATAGTTCCTCCGCGTCAACTCGCCGAAAGTGAGTATAACCCAGCATTATCACAGGCACTCAATGAATGCCTGTTGTAATGCGACTAAAAAAGCCACCCGTGGGTGGCCTTTGTGATGGCGGCAAACTAAAAACTAGAAGTCGGCTACCAAGAAGTTGAGTAGTTAGGTTCCTTTTTAGACGCGTGAATAAACCCTCGAACCGCAGGCGGTGAAATCACATCCAACCCAACTTCCATGAAATGGCTTTCAGTTACAGTCTTTCCATCTTTAATGGTTTCGTTAACGAATCTGACACCCGTCGGATGGATTTCCACAAAAAAATTTCCGCCTTCGAAAAACTCGCAGCCAACTTCATAAATCTCACTTATCGTCATCATAGAAATCGGTACGCCTCATTCAACCTACAGGGGTTTCATCGTACCACTGGCAACCAGAAAACATGTAAAGGGAATTTTAAGCATTAGTAATGCGTCGCCCTTTTGCTTTCTGCGCCTCTAATATCGGCCTTATCCCGGTTGCACTTCCCCAGCGCCGATAGCAGTCCTGCGCCAAAACACAGGTGTACTCCTCCGCAATATGGTCCGGGTTGCGAAATGATTAAACATATTTTAGATACACGATGTATTGTTTAGTCATTAGCTGTTCATTCAGCGCCCCGTTTACTTTTGGATATCCTCTTCGGGGTTTTTTATCACGCCGACCTCGCCGTGCAGGAACGGCAATGTAGCCCCGCTACTGACTCACAGCCCGGTAGTAGGCTTGCCAGCGGTATTTATCCAACCGCAGTTGGCGCAGACACTGAGCGGTTTCGACATCCGATTGCAGGTCTTCATCAGTGTCCTTCCCTGCATCACTTGCTTTGCACGGCGGGCTCATCAAATCCGGGGATGGAGTTGGCAGCGTCGATGGCTCGCTGGCGCAGCTGCACAGCATCATCGTCAAACCGGCACACAGTACGATTCGGAGACTGGACATATTTCACCACGTCGCGGGTTATG